CGCATCTTGTCATCCTCTAAGTCAGACAGTGAGATCATAGCTGAACGTCTAACACCACCCACTACAACAACCTCAGCAACCTTACACATAATGTCGTGACACTCTAGTGTGTTTAGCTTACGACCTGCTGCACCTTTAAACCTAGCGATAACAAACTTAAACAACTCATGTAAAGGTTCTGGTCCACTAGCCCTACCACCAAACGTCTTGAGTCTAGCACCAGCTGGTCTAACCTTGCTTGTATCCCACCGGGGTATCTCACCAGAGTACAACAAAGCAATGACCTGACGTAGTGACTTAGCCCAACCTTCCTTGCTATCAGGCACAACGATAGTTGTTTCGGAGTCGAACAACTGGTCAGGTATCTCAGGTAGTTTGTCAACGTATTTATGCTCAACACTAAACCCTACACCAGTTCCGCACAGTAGAATGTACATAGCCTCATCAAATGCTTTAGGATCATCGACAGGCATGTAGCTACAGTTGTATCCTGCTGTATTGTCTCTGTCGAGTGCTTTACCTGCAGCCATGATAGCTCTCATAGAAGGTACTACTTCTAGGTTCTTGATAGCCTCACGCATCTCTGAGTCTGTCTCCATAGGCATGACATGGTTATGCTTAGTCTCCAGATGGTTCTTCATGAAGTCCATGTATCTATCGACTGTCTCAAACCAATCTTCCCTACGTCCTTCTGCTTCTACGAATCTGCAATACCTGCTCTTAGCAATATACTCTTGGTAAAAATCCATCTATATTTCCTTTATTAGTTTATCGTAATTATCTTCTACAACATCTTCAAATCTGTTCAGTATATCTACTGAAGTTATTTCTAATACTTCAAGTAATTCTATTTCATCTAAAACAGAAAGTTTTTCTATAAGTTCAGGAATCGTGAGATTCATCTGAGTTCTCCATGTCTTCTATTTCCATCAGCACCAACGTACAGTATCCAGAGATGTCCCTCCAAGAGTCATCGTACATCGGATCGCCATTAAGTATTCTAGCTAACTTGTTGGCAATCAACTCAAGAGACTCTAACATATAAGCTGGCATTAACGGATAGTTACGAGAGTTCTTAATTACTTTCTTTATGTCCTGACTAATCTGACTTACGTTTCTATATTCACCATATGTACCTGCTCTGGTTTGTAGTACATTTTTAATTTCCATATTGTTTCCTTAGATAATTAATCGAGACAGGCATCTCGTCAAAGCTACCATTGTCTACTTCATTAAACACCCACACACCAGACCAGCTACCATTAGTCTGAGGATTAAGATACTCCTCATCGTGTTGGTAAAAGATACCAGCAAACAAACCAGTGATTCTAGAGCCGTCAGCTTTCTTACTGAACGCTATAGATCTATCTTGGACATGACCCATGATACAGCTCATGTGTTTCTTTTGTAATAAAAGATTAGGACTACTGACTGGTCTACCCATAACACCTGAAGTAAAGTAATGGCTATAAGCTATCCCACTGATGACCGCTACATCTAAAAAGGGACGGACCTCCCAGTTATATTTCTTTAGATTAAAATCATTGTAACCAATCAGTCCTTCTAGCTTTCTGTCAGACTCGATAGCTCTGTCGATACGGTACTCATGGTTACCAATAAGAAAGACCTTCTTAGGTTTCCAGACTTTCTTCTTGTTTAGTCGTTGCCTCTTCTGTTCTGCAATGATAGGTTTCATGAAGGTATCCATAGCCTTGTTACCAGCCTCGATATCATCATGATAAGTTCTACCTTCAAACGATTTCTTACCAATGTCATAAACACTAAGGCTGGGCATATCCCAGTGATCTCCCAGGTGAACGATGACATCAGGTTTAATCTTAACAGCGTACTCACCTGCCCACGCTAAGTGGTCGAATGAGTTGTTAGGCTTGCATTGTGTATCAGGAATTATCAAGTGTCTCATTGGTTCCCTTTAATAAAGTAACAAAGTATTCAGCGTCGATAACAGCAAGAGGCTTAGAATGATTCTGTTTGACAATGACTGTCGGTTGTCTACCCTCAGGACAGTTGTCAGCAGCTTGTGAGTAAAAAGCATAAACAGCCATAGACTCTCTTGACTTACACTCAACAGAGATACCGAGATGATCTCCTACCTCTTGAGAGAACTGTATGTCCTCACCTCCTGCACCCATACTAGTAGACCTTACATCGGACCGGGAAAACGAGAATGAGCCGATGAGCTGATCTCTGAACCACTGTTGGAGCTTTCTACCTTTGGCTTTTGCACTTTGGGTTTTAATGGCTTTCTCCTTATGTTTAAGAATTTATTCAAACGAACTCTTTTCATCTTAGTGATCCAACCTTTAGGTATGTGTAACCTTGAGTTAGACTGTTCGTTCGATAACGCAGCAGCGATACAAATAGCTGAGTCATCTTCTGACACAACAAACCCCACACTCAAGACAGGATGAATGTCAGGTTTGACATTGTCTTCCCAACCGCAGTCAGACAAAGCATCCCACCATTCTATGTAAACTATCTCTGGAAAATCTTCAGTGTTTAAAGATTCCCAAATCTTCTTAGTGTCCATAACAACCTTTCTATCAGTATTGTTCATAAAGAGGTGGGTCCCAAATCTCATTCTCCTGTCTACGAATCCACAACAACCTGCCACGTTCAGTTATTGTATCTATGTCGTTCTTATACTTTTTACAAACAGCGTCGAACATTTCGTTTTCAGAAAAACATCTCTCAAGAATCTTTTTAGCTTTAACTGGACCAATACCTTGAAGACCAGCAATGTTGTCAACTCGATCACCAGTAAGAAGTTGAATGTAGAAATTCTTAATGGCTTGAGCTTCAGTGACGTAATAAAGATATTCTTTGTTAAAATTATAGTGCCATCCTCTAATCATGTCTAAGTCTTTATCGACGGTCATGATGCAACTAGAATCCTCAGGTAGATCATAGGCTTTGATTCCCATTGCATCGTCAGCCTCTTGACCTTCTTGGAGTTTAAAGTCCCATTTAGTTATGAGATACTCACGCAGAGAATCGTAATGGACTGGTTTTCTAGCCTCTTTACGATTCCCCTTGTAAGCTTGCTCAGTAGCAATTTCTGACCTATAGTTTTTCTTCCCTGTCAGATAGCCTTCATAAGAATCTATTCCTTCGACCTTAATTAATCTATCAACAAAATTACCCATCCGAGAAATAGCAAACTTTTCCTCATCAGGTTCATTAGAAGAAAATCCAATTTTATAAATCAGAATATCTCCATCGATGAGTGCCTTTGCATTGTTCATCGACTTAGACAAATTACAGCGTCTCTTCAGCTACTGGATCAGCAGAAGGAACATACTCAATCAATTCAGTTATGACTAACTTGTTGATGCCTGTTCCTACACCTGTCTTACCCTTCCAATTGTAAGCATACGGTTTAAGAGTAGCTACTGCTTTGGAGCCGTTCTTAATCTTACAAGTGACTTCTGATCCATCAGACAACTCAGCCTTGATCGGATAGTTCTTAGATTTAGCTGTAACGTAAAAGCCTTTGTCATCTTTCTTCTTGACATTGACACCCATTGACTCAAGCTCATCGATAGCCTTTGTTGAGAGGTTACACAAGTCTACCTGATACTTACCGCTCATCTCATTAGGTGTGTCAAGAAAAGCCCACATAACATCTGCTTGCACTACTACTGGTTTTAGATTAGCCATATATTCCTCTTAGTGTGTTGCTGCCCAATTAGCACCTATTTTAAACTCGCCATCGAGTGGACAACGTAGCCCTAAAGCGAGTCCTGCTTCCTGAATTGCCTGAACGCCTAATCGACCTACAGATTCAGCACATTCTTTTGTCGTTTCTATTTGCCATTCGTCATGAACATTAGCAACAAAAGAGCCGTGTATTTTACCAGTTTTTAATTTGGAGTGTAGTAATACTAAAGCCTTTTTCATAACCACAGCACCAGCTCCCTGTAGCAAAGTGTTGAGAGCAGCGTGTTGAGAACGAACAATTAAACGTCTACCATCTAGGCTAGGTAGATAACCTTTCTCAGCTATGCGGTTAACTTTCTCTTTTAGTTTATGTAAGGCTGGTGTGTTACCAAGAAAACTGTTAATCAACTTTCTACCTTCTTTCTCACCACCTCCTACAATCTGACCTATCTTGGCTGGTCCTGCACCATAAAGAAAAGCATAGATAAATGTCTTAGCCTGATCTCTATTCGTTAAACCAGCAGCATTCATGTTAGCGGTGTGGATATCACCACTCAGTATCTCGTCGGTGTAATCATCATCACGCATGTAGTGTGCAAGCATTCTCAATTCTAACCCAGAAGCATCCACCCCACATAGTACATTTCCGTCCTCTACCGTCCAACACTCACGACACTCCTTACCAAACGGATTACCGACTCTAGGTACTTGTGCCAGATTAGGCTTGCTATGACTCATTCTACCTGTCACAGCCCCATTACTAATCAAACGGCAGTGAACTCTGTCGTTCCTGTCAGCGTAGTCAATCCACTTCTCAACCTGAGTAATTCTTTTCTGAAGAAGAAGATACTCAGAGATTAGTTTAGCCTCTGGTATGTCTATGTTAGACAGAACCTTCTCATCGACAATAACAGAACCTTTTTCAGTGTGTTTGGTAGGTTTCCAACCCAGAGCCATGAGACGCTCTGCTATCTGTTTACGACTACCGGGATTAAAGATTTCTATTTTGTCCTTGAGTCTTTTGCCTGTCTTCTCGCTAACACGCTCAGTTACAATAGGTCTGAAAACTTCTTGTAATTCTTCCTCAATTTCTGCCAGTCTTTTCCTCCAGTCTGTAAGAAGGAATAACGCTTTCTTAACATCGAGCTTGAATCCGTTATCTTCTTGCTGTTTGATAATGACAGCGACTTGATGCTCAAGAGTAGATGACTCACCCCAGTCCAGTAGATCTCTACTAAGATTCTCAAATAGTGTAGCGGTGACTTCGACATCCTGGATGCAGTAGTCAACCATCTCATCACATAGCCCTCCATCGAAAGCAGTGAAGTCTCCTTTGTGCTTTCCTAAGCGTAAGCCCCATGATTTTAGCGAGTGTCCTCCTTCGAGAACTGGGTTTAGTAGCCTTGACATTAATAATGTGTCTCGCAATTGGTTTGAGTCGATACTCAAGTTCCAGTGCTTCCTTAACACTGGTGCATCGAATCCTACGATGTTGTGACCAATCAAGATATCGTTTGGTCTTAGATACTTTTGTAACTCGCTTGCTTGAGTCCATACTTTAGCCTCCTCTTTATTTGTTAAGTCTTTAGTGACAGCACACCAGATCTGACTGATGGTTCTGTCGGTCTCTACATCAATAATTATGTTTCTCAAAAGTCCTCCAAGTCTGGTTCACCATCGACAGATTTGTACTCCTCAATGTAAATACCTCGATACTCATCTGGGTCATCACAACAATCATAGTATCGTTCTTTACAATAAGCCAAAGATCCTTTAGCTACGATCTTATTGTAGTGTTCTCCGCAGCCTCCGTAAACATTAGCCCAAACTAAATATTTTTTTCTCATAAAGCATTCTCGTCTTCTTCATCAAGACGTTGACACATCCTACCATACTTTAAATCGTAAAGTAATCGACCAGCAGGACCAACCTGACCAGAGTGCCTGTTCTTTAAAACCCTGACCTGTGTAGTATTGCGCTCAGTAAGGTCAGGATGCTGACTAGAACGCTCTAACCCGATAACAATGTCCGACAACTGAGCTATCGAGCCAGAGCCTCTAAGAGCTGATACAGAGACTTGTGCGCCATCCTCAAAGCCCTTACCCTCTGGACGCTTCAAGTGAGACACCAAGAAAAGAGTGATTCCTGTCTCCTGAACAAGCATTCGGAGTTTAGTCATAATCTCGTCAATTGCTTTACGTTCATCGCTCGCTTCCTGCGCTGAAACCACTATTGAGACGTGATCGAGGTAGAGGTACTTGCAGTTCAAGGCACGAGCAAAGTAACGACAGTTATCCACTATCGTGTCGATTGAATTAGATCCGAAGTGGTCATAGAAATAGAACCTGTCATCCTTTAGCAAAGCATTATAAGCATCTGCTAATTCTTCATCAGAGACCTCAGTGTCTGGTAAATGTATTGGTTTGTTTAAGTGCAAAGACATCAGTGACCTTGCAGTTCTTGCTTTGTCTTCCTCAAGAAACATGATTCCGAAGTTGTCATCAGTCTGGTTAAAGATGCTGTAAGCAAGCTCTCTAATAAACTGAGACTTACCAAGACCTGAACCAGCGGTCACAGTCACAAGCTCTGCTTCCCTGATACCCATTGTCATCTCATCCAATGCTTGGAAGGGATACCGAACAAGAGACTTTGTTGGTCTTTTGAGGACCTCTTCTCGCAACGATGAAGAGCTTACGATGCCTTCAGGGACATGACGTTCTGCTCTCCACCAGGTATCCATGAAGAGCTTGTCATCACCTCTGGATAGATAGTCACAGGCATCTTTGTAATCCGATTGAGGCTTAAACACTTTGATCTTAGATCCGAGAACTTTAGTAATAGCCTCGACAGCGTCTTTACCTGGTTCATCGTTATCCATAAAAACCACAATATTATCAAAGCTATCGAGCCACTTGTAATACTTACGTACATCTGCTGAGGCACTGGCTGCACCGTTCCTGATTGACACCACTGGAAATTTAGATCCGAGCATTTGAAATGCAGCAGCACAGTCATGCTCACCTTCCACCAAGCTTACATACTTGCCACCTTTAGTAAAGTGACTCATTCCGAATAACTGAGCATTAGACCAGTCACCAGTGGTGCTAAACTTTTTCTCAGTGATGCCACGTTTTTTGTAAGCAACAATTTTACCGTCACTGTCGGTGTACGGAAACCAGTAGTTTTGTCCGTCTGATTTCACACCAAAAAACTCCATTGTAGCTCTCGATATGCCACGCTCCGGGACTGATTTAAATATTGAGTCTTCACCCGGGTGAGTCAAAGTCTTGACCTCTTTCCAAGCTGATGCGTTATTAGAAACTACTGACATATTTCTCCTTTTATGTTCACCTAAGTTTTTGTCATTGACATGAACAACCTCACAGACATAACACTTTGTTCCCCAGTCGTAGACAGCTAAAGCATCTGACGATCCACAATCTGGACAAGGTTGATGTGCTTTTAATTGAATTCCCATAACAAACCCTTTTTTATGTGCTAAAATTTACTACTTAGTTTAAGTTAATACTAATTATAATAATAATAACTAATACTAATTAACACTACTTAGAGTG